TGTATTGGAATTTCTTTTTCTTCTGTGTATAATCCTATTCCGATGCATCCTGTGACATCACAACCACGATTAGCTGGATGAATACGAATACCTCGACGAGATTGAACTCCTGTAATTTCCAAAGTTTTACGATCAAACTTAGGACTAAGAGTATATACAACATTGTATTTGCCTGCTTTGATTTGTTTTTCATAGTTTTCTACTGTACTGAATTTAAATGTTCCGTGATTTTGAGTTATTACTTCTAGTGTACCGAACAGTGAATTCTGGTTTCCGACTATGTTTCTTGTAAGTTTAAGTGTAGTTATTAACATTTGTAAGGTTTTACGTCCTTACTCTGTTGGATTTGTCTTATAATTTATACTATGTCAAGCCCAGAGAGTAATGAACAAGTTATTGACTACAATATACACATTTTTTTTGCTTTTTGTTAATTGTTTTGAATTTTTTTTTTGTCTTATTGCCTATTTCATAGTCACTAGGACATACTATATCAAGTCGTAGTATGTCCTTATAATGAAAAAGCCCCCATTTCTGGAGGCTTTCTCTAACTAAACTAAACAAACATAACTATTCTGTTCCTGTAACAATGTCTTCTGAAGCTACTGCATTTGCTTGTGCATTTGCGTCTGCTTGTTGCTGATCGATTTTAGCTTGTTTTTCTGCTTCAAATACTTGAATCTTTGTTTTTAAGTTGGTAACCTTTTCTTGTACTTCTTGTAAGTACTGAAGTTTTTCTACGGGTTCCATTTCTTGAATTTTATTTAATGATTCTGAACTGAAGGTAGCTTGATCTTCGTAATACGGAGTTTTGTAATTGTCGTAAGTCATACCTGCTGTGTTTCTAAAGAGAATATCTCTTATTGACATTGACTGATTTGGCTTTGTTACTACTTCGTCTGAAGATACTTCTGCTTTTGGACTTGGAATGTTCCATACGTCCTTTGTTTTACTTACTGTTGCTGTCTTCTTTGCCATAATTTTCTTTATTTATTTGGGTTAATACTAATGATGATAATCTTTGTAGTTCTTTATACATAACTGCTAAAGCTGAACCGTTTTCATAGACCATTTCTTCTAATGTATGGTCTTTGATGTATTGTTCTTTGTGTTCTTTCCATTTTTGTTGAAAGTCTTTTACTTGTGCTTTTTCTTTTTTACTTAACTTTTTGTCTTTTACTACTTGCATAATTATATTTATTTATTGGTTATTAATATTGCATTAATACACCCTACCATGTAAAATAGTAGGGTATCTTAACGCGTTTTTTATGTTAATGATGGGTTTGAATGATAAGGCATAGGTCTTAAAGCGTCTACCTTGTGATATAAGCTGATCCATATCTTGTGTTCTTCTTCATCTGTGATTGCGAATATTCTGCTATCTGGGTTACATTCTACGAATGATTGATTTAGTAATGGAGCTGATTGAAATCTTCTTGATAATTCCCAGTGTGCTAAGTTATCTCTGAAATCTCCTGCTATTCTGTTAAATGCATATTTATACTCTGCATAACGTTGTTGGTATCCAAATACTGTATTGTCTACATCTACGTCTCCTGATACATATAGTTCTGAGTTTTTGACTTCTTGCTCTCCTAGGTTTGCGAATTGTGGGAAGTAGTGATCGAATTTGTCGAATTTTGACCAGAACTTGCTAATACCTTGGTTGTAACTTGATTTTGGTACTACTCTGCATAATCCTAATACTATTCCGTGTTCATCGAATGATTGTTGAAATCCTACTCCGTCTCCTAATCCTAAAGCGTGTCCTGCCATATCTCCCATTGGACGGTCCTTTGTTCCTCCTGTTGCAGGTGTTGATGCGGCCGCATATGTACTTAATACTTCTGATATCATAATTGGTGTTTTTCCACCTCCTAAATATTGTGGTACTTGTACTGTATAATCTGGAATTCTTTCTCCGAATATAGCGTGAATTTGTTCTCTATATCTTGAACCTGCTCTCGCCATTAATTCTAGCCATTGCTGTAATGCTGAAGCTTTTCTTAATTCGTTGATTGTTGCTCCTGTTGCGTTTGATAAATCTACTACATGTGTGTCTGATACATCAATATTTACATTTGATAAAGATTGATTTCCTAATAAATCATTATTTGCTTGCACATTTACTGTACCCGCTCCACTTGTTAAATTTGAACCGTATACAGATTGTGAAGCTGTTGCACTTGAATTGTTGTCATAATCTCCAAATAGTAAAGGTGCTGTACTTCCTAATGGTAATACTACCTCACCGCCTCTTTGTAAGAATGGTAATGATGATGTGAAATAATCTTTTTCCCAGTTTGTACGTCTTAGTGATACTTGTTTTGCTAAATCTGATGTTACTGGACTTGACCATGATACTGGGTATCCTGAACTTGTGAATTGTTCGTGTTCGTCTCCAACATTTTGGTCTCTAAAATATTCGTGCCATATAAGTTGGTATGCTCTAAATGGTAGTAATGATAACTCTATTTGTGTTGCGGGTGTTGGTATTTGTCCTGAAGTGTCTTTCCATGCTCCTGCTGTTGGTTCTACTTGTCCTCCTGCACTATAAGGGGGAATTCCCATATAATCTGCTAATGAACCTTTTTGTAAGAAATCTGCTCCTGTTTGGGTTGTAACGTTGAATCTAGGGTGTGATGGTAGATCGTTGCCGTCTTCTCCTCCTGTGATAAAGTCCTTCCATTCTGACCAGACTAATCTGTAAGGTACAAAGAAGTAGTCTATTTTAAAGTCTATATTGTGCATCATTGGCGCTAATAGTGGACTGAATCTGACCATTTGTTGAGTGTTTACTCTAAATGAGTCTCCTGGTATAATGTCTTGCATATAACAAGGGTATAACATTCCCATGTTACCTGACATTTTTACCTCTCTTGATAGATCGAATTTGTTTTTTTTCGGTTTTGGTGTGTAAATTGAATTTGCCATTAAATCGTGTCTATTATATTAATATTTCTTGTTTGTAGGCTGTAATCTTGATAAATTGATTTTGCATATGCTAGTTCGTTTCAGACGTAATACTTATCTATCATTTTTTCATAGTTTTTTATTCTGAGATCGGAAGAGCGTCGTGTAGGGAAAGAGTGTAGATCT